TTGAATGAAAACTGGATAAATGGTGCTAACTTTTCAAAAAGAATATGGAATAATAGCGAAAAACTAGGTAATTATTTAGAAACGCAATTAACAGCTGATACAATGTCAGGTAAATCAATAGCTAAAATAGCAAGTGAATTATCTGAATATATGAATGTAGGATTATATAATGCTACTAGACTTGTAAGAACAGAAGTAAATCATTTTGGCAACGAAAGCGAAATGTTAGCATATGAAGAATTAGACATTGAGAAATATAGATTTATTGCCACATTAGATAAAGTGACTTGTAAGCATTGTGCAGAATTAGATAATAGAGTATTTAACGTAAAAGATAGAAAACCACGGAAAAAATTATCCACCAATCCATTCGAACGATAGATGTACTACTGTAGCTGTATTTGATGACGATACAATAGAAGAACTACAAAGAAGGGCTAGAGATGAAAATGGAAAATCTATATTAGTGTCACAAGATATGGACTATGAGCAATGGAATAAAGAATATAAGCCAAAGTTAATATTAAACCAAGGAAATAGTAAAAGTAGAAAAGAAAAAATGAATTGGCAAGAACATTATGAAAAATTACAAAGTACAGTAATCAAACCACTATTACACAATACAAAGTTAAAAAGTTATAGAATTAATAAGTATCAAAACAAGATAATGGAGTTATATAAAAATAATGGAAATGAAAACATGTGTATATTAAATTCAAAAACAGGAGAATTAATAGGAAATATTACTAATGGAAGAAATAAAACAACAGTAGGATTAGATGCTAAAACAATGATAAAGAAGTAAATCTATTATTATGATACATAATCATCCTATAAATTATTCATTTTCTTTAACAGATATAAAGGCATTTAATAGATTTAAACAAGTAGATACAATGATATTATTAACAGATGATTATAAATATTATTTAAGAAATAATAATATAAAGTTAAAAGAAAAATTTATTGAGGATACATATAGAAGAATTGAAAAAGAGATAAAAAAGAAGTACAATAACTTAAATGGAACAGAAAGAAGAGATTTAGTAAATCAAAAATTCTTTAAGAAAGTGAGATGGATATATGAAAAAGAGAAAAATTAAGGGATATAAAAAAGGTAATATGAGATTTAAGCAAGGAATTACTATTATTTTTGATGATAGTGAAATACTAAAATAAATTAGTTATTAAAGTTTAATATTTATAAATGCAAGACGTAGAAATACGTCTTATTTTTATGCCTTAGATAGTGAAGTCTAAGGCATTTTATTACTCATTTGCTTGTGAGAATAAATAAAAAGAACTTTTCGTACTGGTAGCACCAGAATAAAAAAGCTAGAAAGGTAGGACCAATTATGGAATGGTTAAAAGAATTATTAAAAAAGGCAGGAGTAGAAAATGTAGATGATCTAGAAAATAAGATTGCTAAAGAATTACCAAAGCATTTTAAACCTGCAAAAGAATTTAATGAAATTAATGAAGAATTAAAAGTAGTTAAAGAAGAAAAGAAAACATTAGAGGATGACAAAAAGAAAATTGAAGATGAATATAACAACTTCAAAAAAGGCTCTATAAGTCAAACTGACTATGAAGCTAAAAAGAAAGAAATTGAAGATAATTCAAAGGCTGAAATAGATAAAGTAAGACTAGAGAGTAAAATCGATTTAGCAATTAATAATGCTAAAGCAAAAAATGTTAAATCTGTAAAAGCAAATCTTGATTTAGAAAAAATTAAATTAGATGGCGACAAACTTTTAGGATTTGACGATCAAATAGAAGCATTAAAGAAAAGTGATGCTTATTTATTTGAAATAGACAAGAAAGTCGATAAAGGGGTAGATGACAATAACCCTCATAAAAGAAAAGATGAAGGCGGAAGTTATGAAGATGATGAATTAGATAATTTATCAGATGAAGAATACTTTGCACTTCAAGAAAAAAATAATAAATAAGAAGGAGGGCAAAAATTATGCCAAATAAATTATTAACATGTCAAAGAATAGCAAGAGAAGCATTACCAATGCTAGTAAATAACTTAGTAGTACCTGAGTTATTTCATACTGATTATAGTAAAGACTTTGTAAAAGAAGGAGATACAATTCAAGTTGAAAAACCAGCTCAATTTGAAGCTAAAGATTTCAAGGATACAGTAACAATTCAAGAAATCAATCAAAAAAGTGTTCCAGTAGTTATGGATCATATTGCAGATGTATCTGTAGAAATTACATCTAAAGAATTAACATTAGACAGGGTAGCTTTCAATGAAAAGATATTAGCACCTATGATGGAAGCAATTGCTGAGAAAATAAACAAAGAAGGTCTTGAAATGTACAAAAATGTTTACAAAACATTAGGCACATCAGGAACAACACCTTCTACAATAGAAGTAATGGCAAATGCAAGAGGCTTATTAAACAAAGCAAAAGCACCAATGGGAAATAGATATGCTGTATGGGATCCAGATGCAGATGTTAAATTCTCTACAATAGATGCAATTTTACATGCTGAAAAATCTGGAAGTACACAAGCATTAAGAGAAGGTTCTATTGGTAGAATACAAGGATTAGAAAACTTTATGTCTCAACAAGTTGCAGTACATAAAGCAGGTACATTCACAGAAGTTACAACACCAAAAGTAAATGCGAAAGCTGAAACTGGAAGTGAAACTATTACAATTAAAGGTGGAACAGCAGATGAAACATTAGTAAAAGGAGATTTATTATCAGTTGGAGGACAACAATATGTTGTTACAGAAGATGCAAAAGCTAATACTGGTGTAATTACTGTAAAAGTATATCCAGCAGTCGTAACAGAAATTGCTACAGATACAGCAGTAACATTTATAGATAAAACTTCTGGAGGACATGTTGCTAACCTAGTATTTAATAAATTAGCATTTGCTTTTGTATCAAGAGCATTAGCGCTTCCAGTAGATTGAAGAGACTCTTATGTAATTTCTTATAAAGGATTAAATCTAAGAGTTGTTTATGGTTATGATATGCAAACAAAGAAAAATATGCTATCTATTGATACTATATATGGATTTGCACCATTATATCCATCATTAGCAGCAGTAGTATTAGGATAATCAAAGGCAGAGAAATCTGCCTTAAATTTATTATTAGGAGGGTGAAAAGATGGAATGTCCTAAATGTGGAAAAGAATTTTCAGAACCAATAATGCCTTTTCATATTGAAAGATGTGGAAAAGAAAAAGCAAAAAAAACACCACAAGAAAAGAAAATAGAACAAATGAATAAAGAAGAATTGCTTGTTAAAGCAAAAGAGTTAGAAATAGTTATTGAAGATGTAGAAAAGACGACTAAAGCTCAAATTATAGAAATGATAAAAGCAAAAAAAACACCACAAGAGTAGGTGATTTTATGGAATTATTAAAAAAAGTAAAAGAAAGACTTGATATTACAGATGATAAACAAGACAAAAAAATACAAGGTTATATTGATGAAATTACGGATAAAGTAAAATCTGTTTGCAATAGAATAGATTTTCCAACAGAATTAAATTATTTAGCAATTAAATATGCAAGAAATTGTTATATTTATTATAAAAATAAAGATAATTCAAACAATGAACAATTACAAGTAACTAGTGCAAGTGATAATGGGCAAACTGTTAACTTTAAAACAATAGAAAATGTTTCAAAAGATGATGTAGATGTTGATAAAGTAGTTGATAAAAATATAGATGAAATATCAATGTATGCATATATGAGGTGGTAATTATGCAAATATCAAACGAGTTTAAAAAGATAATAGTCAATACTTTCTATGATAAAGAAATAGAAATATGGAGTAATAAAACATTAAAAGATGAAGAAGGAGCAATAGTTGGAGATGGAAAATCAGAAAAAATAGATGAGTTTAAAGGCAACTTTCAATTTTCAACTAAAGAAAAAATAAAACAAGAATATGGTGAACAAATAGAAGCAGATGCAATAATTACTTGTGAAAAAACACTTGCTAAAGAAAAAGATACATTAATTTATCTAAGAAATAGAACACACTTTGAATTATCAAGATATACACATGAAGAATTATCACAATTAACAAATGCAGAATTGCAATATTATATGTATGAATTTGAAATTGTATCAGTAATTCCGAGTGATAGTCATATAACAATACTTGCGAAAGGAGTGTTGTAAATGTCTAGTTTAGAAGGATTAGATGAATTACTTGCTAATCTAAGTGGGTTAGGTGGTAATGTAAAAGAAAGTTGTAAGAAAGGAATTGAACGAGGAGCTAAAAAGATACAAAAGAATGCCAAGCTTTTAGTACCAGTTGACACAGGTCATCTTCGCAATTCAATAAAAACAAAATCAGAAGTAACACAAGATGGAGCTGAAGCACAAGTGTTTGTTGGAGTTGAATATCGGAGCTTATGTTGAATTTGGAACAGGACAAAGAGGAGCTTCAAGTCATGTTGAAAAGCCTGATGGAACAAGTATAAATTATAATGCAAGAAAAATGGGACAAATTGCACAACC